ATTAGTACGAGATTTTTGTCAAAACAAACATAAATAAATAATTAATTATGAATGCCTTAACTTGTATCGATTTTATTATGGGATGCCTATGTCCAGATGGTCTGGATAAAACACCCTCAGGTGATGATGATGTAGCCATTTACATCGAGCCATCGCGAATCCTCTTTCCAGAGGTTTTCCGACGACTCGGGCTAACATCCACCTGCAGTGGTAAGTCACTACTTCAATGTGATCGTTTGAAGTTAAAAAAGAATAAAAATTACAGAGTGAGTCTTGGGGCTCTCCTTAAAAAGAGACCTGACATTCACATCTACCACTTCCCTAAAACGAGAAGTGGCCTCAATGCTTTAAAGCTCTTCCGAGCCTACATTGAGGTTATCTGCGATTCTTATCCTGAATTTCTTCAAAAATTCACATTGGATCAACAACTGGAAGCCTTATATACTATGGCTTCGTGGCCCGAGGATGATTTCGTGACTTATGCGAAATACTTTGCATCCTATCCTATGGCAAGATACCTTAAAACATCTAAGGACGATATCAATGTCTTGCCCTCTTGTCCTTTAAATTTTAATTGTCATTGGTCCCTATATTCTGGACCAATCAAGCGCTTTTTCAAGAATCGTCTTGTTTCATTTAATAAGAAGAATACCTCTTATTTTCTTGGAATTCTACAAGGCGTTAAGCGATCCGCCCACATTGTCCCCGATAGCATGGTACGTAACTCTATGTTCAAGCATTCTGATGCATTATCAGGACCTTTTATACAGAGATATGTATCCATGGATGACTGGTCATTAAGAACCAGCATCACTTCTCTTTTCGACCGTCTTTGGAAAAAGTTTAAGCCATCCACACCGAAAATTTTCGAAGCCTCACCTTCAGCTGGTCTCTTTTCCAAGAGATCAGATGGAGGTTCACGAGGAACAATTCGAAACTTTTATCGATATGATGAGCCTACTTTTTTTCCAACGATAGACGAAGAGAATCCTGTCGAGACAAAGCGGACCAATCGTTTAATGAATACTGATAGCGATCTGCTCCAAATGTATGAATCTCGTCCTGGTCAAGTTAAAGAATTGAGAGGTGATCCGACTTATCCTAGTTTACCTAGTTTTCGTTCTGATCTCCGCTTAATCGATAAATTTGACCCGGGTCTATTATCAGCAACTGTTATGGTTGCCCCGATTTTAGAACCGTTAAAGGTGAGATTGATCACAAAGGGAAATGATTTCCATCAGTATTTTGCACGATTCTTTCAAAAAGAGCTATGGAAGTATTTAAATAAATTTCCTCAATTTTCCCTCACGGGAAAACCTGTAGATACCAATGATATCTACCTAATGCTTGAACGTGAAAAGAGATGTTTTGAGCCAATAAAAACTCCATACCAACCATTTGATTTATTTGTTTCCGGTGATTACTCAGCGGCAACAGATAATCTCAAAATTTCTTATACTAAGGAAGCTTTTGAAAGCGTTCTTCGTAAAAGTCATCTTGAATCAAGTGACCAGGATCGGTTAAGGTCTGTTCTTTACGAACAGACATTAACCTATCCCAGCTGGTATGCAGCTTTTCAACCTAAATTGGCCCCTCGTCTTCAGACGACGGGTCAACTTATGGGCTCAATCCTCTCCTTTCCAATTCTATGCGCAGTTAATCTTTGTGCATATTGGATGGCTTTGGAAATTTATTTTAATAGACAATTTAAAATTTATGATTTACCAGTATTAGTAAATGGTGATGATATCTTATTTCGAACTAATAAAGAATTCTATTCTCTTTGGCAAGATCTTGTCAAAGAGGTAGGATTCACTTTATCCCCTGGAAAGAACTATGCTCATAAATCCTTTTTCACGATAAACTCTCAAGGGTTTAATTATAATAATCAAACACTTGAAATTCGTGAAACCGGATTTTTGAACACAGGTCTTTTAATCGGTGTACCAACTAAAGATGTAAAACCTCTTTATGCTTTGTACAACGATCTCATGCGAGGATCTCAGAATCGATTAAGATCTCATCAACGTTTTCTATACTATAATAAATCGGACATTTCTAAAATTACCAACAAAGGTGAATTTTCACTTTTCATTTCTCCATCGCTTGGTGGATGTGGTTTCGATTTTTATCCGGAGCTTTTTCCTATCACTCACTTTACGAATTTTCAACTTCGTTTAGCTGAGTATTTAGATAAGAAATATCTCCGTGAAACCCACACTTTAAGCGGTAAAGAAATGAAACTTGGTTCTTTTAGAATCCCTAAAATGGATGTGACCACATATAAAATTAAGAGAGATATGTATCATTATGGTAGATACAGATTTATACAACAAAATCAACCACTTAATGAGTTTGAACGTCTGCCTTTTCTAACTCCTGATCCAGGTTTCTTTAATTCCGGAACTGTTGACACGGAGGATCCTAATCCTTCCTATGTTACCAGTTTCCCAATTAAAGTAATTAATGATTTTCGGCTTCAATTATCTAACGATAAAAGAAGTCCGAAACTTATAACCCAGATCCTGGCTAGAAAAGTCGACTATTACACTAAACTTCGTGTAAAACTCATTGAAGAAGTTGATTCTATATTTATTGATGGAGAGCGCAAGTTATCAGTGCCTCCCTCTATATTACTTAACTCAAAGCTCCCATTCTCTATGGATGAATACATGGATTGAGAAATCCAGCCCGACCCAGACATGTCGTTAAACTGTCATGGGGTTGATATCTTTAAAAGGACCAAAACTATTATTTTAGTGCTAACAAAAATGCCAAGAGACCGCACGGCTCCACCTCTGCTTCTATATCTTATGTCTTTATTTACCAAAAGTAAGCTCTACATATAACATACGAAACTCATAGTTCCGCCTCCTTTAATGGAGGAAATAGTTATATGCAATTCTCCCTTGATTACCTCTGTTTCCAAAACCTTCGGGTCTGGACTTAACGTGTTGAGGTATTGTAAGACACATTATAGAAAAGCAAAGGAGATATCCAATGTACGGTCCTCAGTTATTAATCTGAGGATCCCATACAAAATTAACTTTGAGTATAGTAATATTAAATATTATAAATCTATTATGACTTCACCAACTAAACAACAATCCAAAAAAATGAATAACAATACCAATAACAAAAGTTCTAAAGCAAAGCTTGTCTCAGTCACTGCTCCCGTCGCCAAGGCGACGAAAGCAGTGATGGGACAACCTCAGTTTAAGTCACTTGCAAACGGAAATATCCGGGTCAAACATTCAGAGTATATCTCCGAAGTATTTGGCTCAGTTAATTTCAATGCAACTCGTGTATCTATACAACCTGGCTTTCAAAATAGCTTCCCTTGGCTTTCATTAATGGCTCCTCTTTACGAGAGCTATGTAATGAAAAATTTAAAGTATTCTTTTCTAACCGAAAAGTCCACTTTAACCAATGGAGCTATTATGATGGCCGTTGACTACGACGTTCAAGATGCGACACCACTAAATAAGCAAGCGCTTATGTCCTATAGTGGGGCCACTAGATCTGCTCCATGGTCTGACTGTCATTACTCTTGTAATGAGCAGGCCATGAAGAAGTTCCCTGAACGTTTCGTCCGAGTTGGTACAGTGACAAATGCTGACTTGAAAACTTTTGATATTGGTACTTTTTTCATAGCTACGCAAGGCAATGCTGATACATCTGTGTTGGGCGAACTTCATGTCTCTTACGAGGTTGAATTTCGAACACCACAGTTGGATTCAACTGCTTTCGCAGCTCTTGGATCTTCATCGAGTACTGCTACACTTGGAATTTCTGGATCCAAATTGTTAGGAACCTTTCCTATCTTAAATGTTGCTCCCTCTGGTCTACCGTTAACATACGATACGACTACAGGGCTCATCACTTTCGGTAGTCCGGGTACCTACCTAGTAAGTTATTATGTTGTCACTACTGCGAACACATCGGGTACAGCTTCTATCACCATGACTGGTGGTTCAACTGTTTCATCCTTTGTGGATCAAAGTAATGGTCTCATAAGCTTACTTCAATTCACGGTAAATGTACTTAATGCAACCGATGTTATGACCATTACTGGTTATACCATCCCTGCAGGTACATTTGCCCGATTGAGGGTAAGTTCCTTCCCATTTGGAATCTAGAAATTTCAGATTTAGCAGTCATGTCATGTCATGTTTAGTTGACCCAATAATTTATTTTTGTAATTCGATTTCTGCCTTACGTTACCTAGGTTCAGATGATGCTAAATGCATCTGACACGGTTTAAATAACGTGGCTAGAAATGGAATCATCGAAAATATAGAATTGGTGTCTCTCTCTTTATTATTATTTCAGTTGTTGAATAATAATTTACCCTAACCCGGTAACCAGTCTGACTAACTGGGGGCTTAACGGCCAAACAACATCGTATGTCTCTGATTATCTGAGACATTGGACGCATTTCATCCGTGTCCTG